AAAGAGGGAATGAAGTCATTTGGAGACTTCATTCAAGAATCTGAAGCATGGCAACGTAAGGAAGGTCAGAATAAAAATGGTGGATTAAATCAAGCAGGTAGAGATTCTTACAATCATGCACATCATGCACATCTCAAAGCACCTCAACCAGAAGGAGGACCACGTAAAAATTCTTTCTGTGCAAGAATGAGAGGTATGAAAGAGAAACTAACTAGTAAGAAAACTGCAAATGACCCCAATTCACGCATAAATAAATCATTACGTGCGTGGAAGTGCTGATGTCTAAGTCACCCAACAAAGGAAAGAAAGGCACTGCTGGAGGTCAAAAGAACTCCAAACAGAATCAGGGAAACGCAACTGCTAAAAAAGCAAAGAACGGTGGTAAGAAAAAATGAGTTTGAAAGATCCTTATATCTATCGTGTCAGACAAGTACATAAAGTTGTCGATGGAGATACTATCGACGTTGATATTGATTTGGGGTTTGATGTCTCTCTTACTAAGAGAGTTCGTCTGGCTGGTGTTGATACCCCAGAGAGCCGCACGAAAGACGAGTATGAAAAGAAACTCGGTCTTGAAGCAAAAGAATGGTTGAAGCACAAATTAGAAGGTGCCAAAGATATTATCATTAAGACTGAACTTCCAGACTCAACTGAAAAGTATGGAAGAATTCTAGGTTGGTTATACATAAATAATGAAACCGCATCCTTGAATGAAAGAATGATTCAAGAGGGTTATGCTTGGTCTTATTTGGGAGATACAAAAGTCAAAGACTTCAAACTTCTAGAAGCAAGACGTAATGGAAATGTCGATCAACGTAATTTTGTATGAAGCCTGAAGAAGTCTATCTTGGCAATCCTAACCTAAAGAAAGCAAACGTAAAACTTGAATTTACTCCAGAGCAAATTCAAGAGTTTATCAAGTGTTCAAAAGACCCTATCTATTTTGCAAGAAACTATGTAAAAATTGTTTCTTTGGATGAGGGTCTTGTTCCATTTGAGATGTGGGATTTCCAAGAAGAACTCATCAATAACTTCCACACCAATAGATTCAATATTGCAAAGCTTCCTCGTCAAACTGGAAAATCAACTACTGTTATTTCCTATCTGATGCACTATGCGTTATTCAACGACAACATTAAGATTGCTATTCTAGCAAACAAAGCAGAAACGTCAAGAGAACTTCTGTCTCGTTTACAGTTGGCATATGAAAATCTACCAAAGTGGATGCAGCAAGGTATCATAGCCTGGAACAAGGGTTCGATGGAACTTGATAATGGTTCCAAGATTATAGCAGCATCCACCTCATCATCTGCTGTTCGAGGAAACTCTTTCAACATCATCTTCCTTGACGAATTTGCGTTCGTTCCTAACCACATGGCAGAGCAGTTCTTCTCCTCTGTGTATCCTACTATTTCATCTGGTAAAACCACCAAAGTTATTATCATTTCTACCCCGAACGGGATGAACATGTTCTATAAACTTTGGCATGATGCTGAACGAAGCAAGAACAGTTATATTCCTCTTGAGGTTCACTGGTCTCAGGTTCCTGGTAGAGATGCCAAGTGGAAAGAAGAGACAATTGCCAACACATCTCAGAGACAATTTACTCAGGAATTTGAGTGTGAATTCCTAGGATCGGTTGATACTCTGATCAATCCAGCAAAGCTTAGGAACATGGTCTATGACGATCCAATCACTTCTAACAAAGGACTGGATATTTACGAAGAAGCAAAACCAGATCATCAATACATTTTAACCGTTGATACTTCTAGAGGAACGAGTCAGGATTACTCAGCATTTATCATCGTAGATATCACAACCATTCCATATAATATTGTAGGTAAATACAAAAACAACGACATCAAACCGATTCTTCTTCCAAATATTATACATGATGTAGCAAAAAATTATAACAAAGCATATGTACTGATTGAAGTAAATGACATCGGTGCTCAGGTTGCTGACATTATGCAATACGATTTAGAATATGACAATCTTCTTATGTGTTCTATGAGAGGTCGTGCTGGACAAATTGTTGGATCTGGATTCAGCGGAAAGAAAGCATCTCTAGGTGTTCGTATGACTTCTGCTGTTAAGAAGGTAGGATGTTCAAACCTCAAAGCTATGATTGAGGAAGATAAGTTAATTGTAAAAGACTATGACATCATCAGCGAACTGACAACCTTCATTCAAAAAGGTCAATCATTTGAAGCAGAAGAAGGATGTAATGATGACCTTGCCATGTCTCTTGTTATCTTCTCTTGGTTAGCGATGCAACCATACTTTAGAGAAATGACAAACAACGATGTTCGTCAAAGAATCTACGATGATCAGAGGGAAGCAATCGAAGCAGACATGGCTCCTTTCGGTTTCATCTTAGACGGTACGGAAGAAGAAAGTTTTGTAGATCAAGATGGAGATCGTTGGCACTTAGATGAATATGGTGATAGAGCATTTATGTGGGAGTATCGATAATGGATCTAGATAGACAGATCAACCTTGAACATCTTTTATTTGTTGATCGTCAGTGTAGATCATGTGGTCAAACTAAAAATTTATTAGAAGACTTTTATTTGACTCGTAAAGATAGGGGATATTTTCCTTCGGCATATTCATATGAGTGTAAAGAATGTACCATCAAACGAATAACAATTAGTCGAATGGTTGACAAAATTTTGGACAAGTGGGAATACCCTGACTGGTAGTATGTTCGCGCACAATTTCCCCATTTGAAATATAGGTTTTCATAAATAATTTCAGATTACCTTGAAAATCTTCCAGGAGAATAAACATGGCATTAAGTCAACTATCGCCAGGTGTGGTTCTTAGAGAAATTGATAACTCTACTGTAACTACAACAAGCAACCCTGCTTATGCTGCGGTTGTCGGTCAATTTGCTCGCGGACCAATTAACGAAATTAGAGTAATTTCAACTGAAGAGCAACTCAAGCAGATTTTTGGAAAACCAAACGACAACAACTACGAAGCATGGTATGCAGCTTCACAATATATTCTGTATGGTGGAACCGTAAAGGTTGTCAGATCAAATGCTAGTGCACTAAAGAATGCAGTTACAAATGGAACTGCTCCAAAAATTGAAAATCTAGATGACTTTGAAGCAAATTACGAATCAGGACAAGATTGGTATTTTGCAGGCAAAACCGCAGGTACTTACACTAATGGAATTAGATTGTACATGACGGATGCTGGTCCAGATCAAATCCTAACTCTAGATGCTCCATCATCAGGTAACGAATGGAAATTCACTGCAGGTGCATCAATTTCAGCAACTTCAGGTGCAGCAGCTAAAGTATATAAGTATTCTTTAACTTTAAAATTATCAAATATTGTTGGAACATTTACAGAAGCAGCAGCAGTACTTGGTGGCGCTAATTGTACGATTGTTGCATATGATGCTGCAGACAAAACAGTTGAAGTTACACTAGCTAGTGACTATGTTGGTATCGTAACAACCACAGATACACTTAATCAATCTGCTTCTGGTGCATCTGCAGCTATTACTGCAGTAAGCAGAAGACTTCTTAGCGTAACTAATAAAGGAGCGATTAATTTTGAAGTTGGTAACGATATTACCGATGCAAACTCCAACAGTGTAAATATTGGAGCAGTTGCAAAAGAGTATCTTTCTAGAGAAGTCTTCAAAGGTTTACGCTGGGCAAATATTGGAGCTCGTCCTGGAACAACTCCTTTTGTTGCAGGAAAAAATGGATATAGAGATGAAGTTCATATTGTTATTGTAGATGCAGAAGGAAAAATTACAGGAACTCCAAATACAATCTTGGAGAAGTTTACTGGTTTATCCAAGGCATCAGATGCTAAAACAACAAATGGTGAAATTAATTACTTCCCAACAGCATTAAAAAATAGATCAAATTATATATATGCTGGTGATTTAAATGATACTGATACATTCTCGGTTCCTAGTGGAGTTGTAATGGGAACAGCAGCTGCTAATTCATCATACAATCTTCTCCAATCACAAACTGGCGTAACAAATCATGTAAATGGAGCAAGATATATTAACTCCAAACTAGGTCCATCAGTACAGTATGTCTTTGCTGGTGGTGTTGATTCATATACCTGGAATGCAGATGCTTTTGCTGCAGCATTAAATCTATTTTCTGATGTTGAAGCAGAGGATGTTGATTTTATCATTCCTGGTGGAATGGGTGCAGATGAAACTGAAGCTCTTGCAAAAACTGCAGCAATTCTTGCTGTTGTAGAAAGCAGAGCAGATTGTATGACATTCTTCTCACCACTAAGAAACGATGTTGTAGGAGTTACAGATTCAGATGAAATTACTAGAAATCTAACTGTATTCTTCAGTAAAATGCCAAGCACCTCATATGCTGCTTTTGATTCGGGATACAAGTATATCTACGATGTTTATAACGATACTTATCGTTACATTCCTTGCAACGGAGATATGGCAGGTCTTTGCCTAGCAACGGCAAGAAATCAAGATCCTTGGTATTCACCAGCTGGATTCCAAAGAGGTGTTTTAAGAAATGCAATCAAACTAGCATATTCACCAACAAAACCACAAAGAGATTCACTCTATTCCGAGAGAATTAATCCAGTAGTATCATTCCCAGGTCAGGGTATTGTACTATTTGGAGACAAGACTGCTCTTGGATATGCTTCGGCATTTGATAGAATTAACGTTCGTCGTCTTTTCCTTGCTATTGAAAAAGTGGTTGGTAGTGCTGCTAAATCACTACTATTTGCTCAAAATGATGAGACAAGCAGATCACAATTTAGAAACTTTGTTGAACCATACCTAAGAGGTATTCAAGGAAGAAGAGGTGTAACTGATTTCCTAGTTAAATGCGATGATGACAATAATCCTCCTGATTCGGTCGATAGAGGAGAGTTTTATGCTGAGATTTACCTCAAGCCAACAAGAACGATCAACTACATTACCATTTCCTTCGTTGCAACCAGAACTGGGGTTGCCTTTGAAGAAATCGCATCATAATTTAGTTTTAAAAAACATATAGGAGGACCCCAAAAATGGCAAAGTCTAATATTAGAAGCAGCATCGCTGCCTTTAAAGCAAATTCTAATTATGATTACGCGAGACCTAATCTATTCCAAGTAGATATCGACTTCCCTGCTGCGGTTGCAGCTGCAGCGGGTGGCGGAACTGGTGCAGCAGGATCAACTTCTGGAACAGGAGCAATTAATGTTCTTGGTTCATATCTAATCAAAGCAGCACAAATTCCTGCTTCGACCGTTGGCGTAATTGAAGTTCCTTTCCGTGGAAGAATGCTCAAGATCGCTGGTGATCGTACCTTTGAACCTTGGACAATTACCATCCATAATGACACTGCTTTCAGACTACGCTCATGGTTTGAAAAGTGGATGGAGTGCATTCAACTTTATGATGAAAATGCAACCATGATTGATCACGGAACTGCAGTTGGTGGAAGCCCTTCATATCTCAACTATATGAAGAACATGAGAGTTACTCAACTAGATCGCAGAGGTAATGCTGTAAGATCTTACGAGTTCTATGATTGCTGGCCTTCAAATGTTTCTTCAATTGATCTTGATTTCGGATCGAATGATGCAATTGAAGAGTTCACTGTTGAACTGCAAGTTCAATACTGGAAACCAATTGAAGGTGCAACACTTAATGATGTAAGTTCTGCTGATGCACTTCCAACCAAAGTTACATCTACTGATGCAACTGGCACCAAGTAAATTTGATAAATAGTATCG